TGGTGGCGGTGGAGTGCAACTATGACGAGGACATTTTAAGCAAGGCGGAGCGAATGCCGGAAAAGGTGCGCTACCGGGTCAGACACGCCCACATGAGCGTGGCGCAGACGTGCCAGTGGCTGCAGGGACTGGACGTGACGCAGACGCGGGAAGTGTATCTGATGCACCTATCCGATGCCTGTTCCAATGAGTGGTTGTTTCGCCGCATGGTACAGGCAGTGCTGCCCGGACGGGTGCAGGTGATCATATGCCCAAAGGAACGGGCAGTGTAGAAAGGGGCGATGTAAATGGCGGGAAGACCACCAAAGCAGGGAATTGACTTTGCGGGGTGGTCAACAGACGTTTTTGAGGATCCGAAGATAGATGAACTGATGGAAGGGCAAGGCCTGGCCGGTTTCGTCGTGTACTTCTATCTTTGTCAAAGGGCTTACGCCCTCTATGGGTACTACTTGCCGTGGACCTGCCGTGATGCTAATACTGTCGCAAGGCGTATCGGCTGCGGAGTGGGTTATCAGACAGTCATAGACACTGTCGGGCTATGCTTGCGGATTGGCCTGTTTGAGAGCAGGATGTTCGAGGGGCATGGAATACTGACGAGCAGAGGACTTCAGAGAGGGTATGCCGTTGTCTTAGGCAAACGGCGCGTGAAGACCGTCATAGCCGATTATTGGCTTTTGAACGCCGACGAGAGTGCCGGTGCTGTTTTGATACCCAAAAACGAGATGTGATCCCTATTTGCAAGATGCAAAAGCCAATTTGCAGTGCGTATAATTCACATAGTAATAGTATAGTAAAAGGATAGGATAGGATAGATCTCTATAAACTATACATTCTACTTCTAACGGCGGCGGCGTTCTACCATAAATTTACAATAGAAGGAAAAGACGCAAGACGGGAGAAAGCCGCCGCCGCCGAGATAAGAGGGATGGTGAAAATGTCACGAACGGATATTGACCGTCTTTTCGAGCTGCTCAAGATTTATTTTCCGAGACACCAAAACGTCACCAAGGAAAATTTGACTTTGAGGAGTGCGTGGTTTTTGCTTTTGGAACCGTATGACCCGACCGCGGTGAAGCAGGCAGTTGTGGAGCATCTGCGCCATAGCACGAATTTCCCCGACCCGCAGGAGATCGCCATTCTGTGCGAAACGAACCGGCACCAGAAGGAGCGGATCCTCCAGGAGGAGGAACAGACGCGGGAAGACATGGAACGAATGCGCCGCCTGCTGGCTCAAATGCAGGGGGAGGAGGGCGAAATGGAAATGGAACGACGTGATTGACCGGATGGGGCTGGGGCTGGGCGCCAAGCTGTGCCCGAAGTGCGGGGGAGACAGCGCGGTGTACGATACGCGGGTGCAGACGGACGGCACCATCGTGCGCAAGCGGCGGTGCGGGGCGTGTCAGGCTCAGTTCTCCACTGTGGAAAAATTTTTGGGATTTGTGGAAAAAAAGAGAAAAAATCCCTAGATATAGCAAACAAAGACCGGGCGGAGTGGTAAAATACTTCTCACGACAAACAGCAAAGGAACCAGTGGTCTTGTGTGGCTCGATGGATCCCTGCGAGGAAGGAACGACATGAGCGATTTCAAGACCGTACAATTGGCAAACTACCGCGCAACGCTGGGGGAGACCCTTCGGGTGGATGCGCTGTGCGGGAACGGCTGGCACGGGGTTCCCTTTGTCGGCACCATTCGGCGCATACGCCGGGTGAGCGGGCAAATGGCTGTGGATATCATGTATCGCGCAACCGGGAGCATTGGCACCTTCTACGCCAAGACTGTTTTTGTCCATGGGCGCCCCTAGCAATGGCAAGATACAGCGCGTTCCCATTGCCGGGGGGAGGAACACCATGAGAGAGACGGACAGAGCAAAGGCATATCTAGGACGCATCCGGCAGACAGACCGGGAGATCGACCAGCTGGTGGAGACCACGCAGAGGCTGAGGGAGCGGCTGATCAACCCAGGCAGCGGGCTGGGGCGGGACACGGTTTACGCGTCGGGATCGGCACACCCCATGGAAGACACCATGGCGAAAATTATCGACCTGGATCGGGAGATCAACGACCAGATCGACCAGCTGATCGACCAGAAGCGGGAGGCCATGGAGCGGATCCAGCGCATCCACGACCGAGACCGGCAGACTGTGTTGATCGCCCGGTACCTCTCCGGAATGCACTGGGCGCGGATCGCGGGCATGATGGGCTTTTCCATCGCCCAAGTGTACCGCATCCACGCGGCAGCACTGGAGGAATTCGCGGAGCGAGGGTTGCCCTCTCAGTCCCGCTGCACTCCCTCAGTCTCGCTGCGCGAGACAGCTCCCTCTAAGAGGGAGCCTTAACCGCTGCGGCGGGGTTGCCCTGCGGGGGTGTCCGCTGCGGCGGGATTGACCTCTCCGCCCATTCTGGGCACCTCCCCTTTCAGGGGAGGCAAGAGACCTGCGAGGGCGCGGCAAGGGCAGAGCCCTTGCCCTACGGAAGGAGCTGGTATGTTTTGTTGAGGTCAACAAGACGCGGCGGCAGAGCCCTTGCCCTACGGGGGAGTGGAAACAAAGACCCTGTTTGTAGGGAAAGGGTTCTACCCTTGCCGAATGCTGGGGATGAAGCGAAGAACTTGAAGCGAATTTGCAAATTTCGCGGGAATTTTTGAAAGTTGATAGTAAATGATAGCAAATGATAGTAAATGATAGTTTTTGATGTGCTATAATGGCAGTGTGAAAATGCGCCCAAGGGAGAGCCGGGGACGCATTTGGTTTTTGATGGAACAGATTTGAACAGAAGGGGGAGACGGCATGTGCTGAGTTCAAAGCAAAAGAAGTGCGCGGAGCTGATGGCGACGGGGGAGTATACGCAAAAGGCGATTGCGGGGATGCTGAAGATCACCCCGGCCACCATTTGCAACTGGAAGAAGGACGACGAGTTCCGCACGGAATGCACGGCGGCGTTGCGGGAAAGTATTCGGGATGTTGCGGCGAAAGCGTTTCAGACACAGACCGCCCTTTTGAAAGCAAAAAGCGAAATGGTGCGCTACATGGCCGCGAAAGACGTTTTGGACAGAGCCGGATTTAAGGCCGAAGACAAGGTGGCCGTGGAGGGCAGCATTCCCATTGTGATCACGGGAAGTGATCGGCTTGAAGATTAGCCCCAAGGCAAAAGAAATCCGCCTGCCGGACGTGGTGGGGAAGGGGTACGGGACGTACTGGAACTTCAAGGGACGCTATCGGGTGTGCAAGGGTTCCCGCGCGTCCAAGAAGTCCAAGACCACGGCATTGAATCTGATCACCCGCATGATCCAGTACCCGGACGCGAACGCCCTTGTGGTTCGCAAGGTGTTCCGGACGCTGAAAGACTCCTGCTTTACGGAGCTGAAATGGGCAATCAACCGGCTGGAGGTGCAGGAACATTGGGAGATCAAAGAAAGTCCGCTGGAGCTGACCTATAAGCCCACAAGGCAGAAGATTTATTTCCGTGGGCTGGATGACCCGATGAAGGTGACCTCCATCACGGTGGAAAAGGGCTATTTGTGCTGGTGCTGGATCGAGGAAGCGTATGAGATCGCCAACGAGAACGACTTCAACATGCTGGATGAGTCTATCCGCGGCGCGATCCCGGAAGAGACCGGCCTGTTCAAGCAAATCACCCTGACCTTCAACCCGTGGAACGAGCGGCACTGGATCCGGAAGCGGTTCTTCGGGGAGATCACCGGGAAAGACAGCCAGGGGAATCCCACATACCAGTTCCACGACAGCTGGACAAGCCCGGACGGGCAGATCTACGCCACCACCACCAACTATCTGTGCAACGAGTGGCTGGACAAGGCCGACCTGAAGGTGTTTGACACCATGCGGGAGACCAATCCCAGGCGGTATAAAGTGGCCGGCCTAGGGGGCTGGGGCATCGTGGACGGCCTGATCTACGAGAACTGGACGGAAGAACTGTTTGACCCGGCGCAGGTCAGCGCACAGGCGGGGGTGAAGTCGGCGTTTGGGCTGGACTTCGGGTATACCAACGACCCCACCGCCCTGTTCTGCGGGCTGGTGAGCACACAGAAACGGAAAATCTGGGTGTTCGATGAGCTGTATGAGAAAGCCCTGACCAACGCCAAAATCGCCGAGAAAGTGGGGGCGATGGGCTATCGCAAAGAGCGCATTCGGGCGGACTGCGCGGAGCCAAAGAGCATCGATGAGCTGCGGGAAAACGGGCTGCCCCATGTGAGAGCCGCCCGGAAGGGCAGGGACAGCATCAACAACGGCATTCAGTACATTCAGGACTATCAAATCATTGTCCACCCCAAGTGCGTGAATTTCCTGACCGAAATTTCCAACTACACCTGGGCGGAAGATAAATTCGGAAACAAAATCAACGTCCCCATAGACGACTTCAACCATCTGATGGACGCAATGCGCTATGCGCTGGAGGATGTGTTGGTGGGGCCGACCTTTAGTTTTGAATAAGACAGCAGACCACACGGGACGCATGGGAACCACCACGGTTTCTATGCGCCCTGTTTTTATGGACGGAATGGGGGCTTACAGGTGCCATTTTTTTTAGAGACAGAGACGGCCAGAATCAACCGGCTGATCGAGGAAGGGGCTGGCCGGGGGCTGACGGAGCGGCAGTTCTTCGCCAGGGAGATCACCGCATGGAAACACTCCCCGGCGCGGCTGGAGCAGCTGCAGGGGGTGGCCTATTACAACGGCAGGCAAGAGATACTCCACCGAAAGCGGACGGCCATCGGGCAGGACGGGAAGCTGGAAGAGGTGCCGAACCTGCCCAACAACAAGGTGATCGACAACCAGTACGCCAAGATGGTAGACCAGAAGTGCAATTACCTTTTGGGCAAGCCGGTCACCATCACCTGTGAGAACGAGCTGTATAGCAAGCAGCTGAAAAAGCGGTTTCACAAGGGGTTCCAGCGGCTTTTGAAGTATGTCGGTGAGGACTGCCTGACCGGCGGGAAGTGCTGGCTGTTCGTCCATTACGATGAGCGGGGGGAGCTGTGCTTTCGGCGGTTCCCGGCCTATGAGATTTTACCCTTTTGGGCGGACGACGACCACACAAAGCTGGACGCGGCCGCACGGCTGTATCTGCAAGAGGTGTGGGACGGATACAGCAAGAAGATGGTGGAGCGGGTGGAAATTTTCACCCCGGACGGGATTTCCCGGTATGTGCTGGAAGGGGCGGAGCTGCTGCCAGACGTGGAGCTGGGAGACCACACGCCCTACTTCACCGTGAACACCGGAACGCAGGTGGAGGGGTACAACTGGGATCGGCTGCCCCTTGTCTGCTTCAAGTACAACAAAGAGGAAACGCCCCTGCTGCGGCGGGTGAAGTCCCTTCAGGACGGGATCAACAAGATCTTGTCCGACTTCGAGAACAACATGGAGGAGAACACCCGGAACACCATCTTAGTCCTGCGGGACTATGAGGGGGAGAATTTGGGGGAGTTCCGGCACAACCTGTCCACCTACGCCAGCGTGAAAGTGCGGGGCGAGGGCGGCGTGGACACGCTGCGCATTGAGGTGGACGCGGAAAATTACAAGGCCATCTTGGAACTGTTCAAGAAAGCCCTGATTGAAAATGCCCGCGGGTATGATGCCAAGGACGACCGGATGAGCGGCAGCCCCAACCAGATGAACATCCAGAGCATGTACTCGGACATTGATCTGGATGCCAACGGGATGGAGACGGAGTTTCAGGCCGCGTTCCATGACCTGCTGTGGTTTATCTGCCAAGACCTGAAGACCAAGGGGCAGGGGGACTTTACGGCGGAGGACGTGAACATCACGTTTAACCGGGACATCCTGATCAACGAGTCGGAGGCCATCAGCAACTGCGCGGCCTCCGCCGGGATCTTGTCCAACGAGACCATTGTGGAACAGCACCCGTGGACAACAGACGTAGAAACGGAGCTGAAACGCCTCCAGACCGAACGAGAGGCGGCGGTGATGGACGAGTATGCCGGAGCCTTTGGCGGCGGTCAGGGCGGCGGAAAATAGCCTTGTAGAGGGGGATAGCCCATGGGCAGAGCGGAATACTGGCGGGGGCGGTTCTCCATTTTGGAGCAGGCCGCCCAGAACAAGGCGGACGAGAGCATTGACCAGCTGGAAGGGATGTTCCTGGACGCGTCCAGAACGGTACAGCAGGAACTGGAACGGTGGTACGGGCGGTTTGCCGAGAACAACGCCATCAGCCTGACCCAAGCCCGGAAGCTGCTGACGGCGGGAGAGCTGGAAGAGTTCAAATGGGCGGTGGAACAGTACATCGAGGCGGCCAGCAACGGCAACACCTCCGCCGAATGGCTGAAGAAGCTGGAAAACGCCTCCGCACGGTTCCATGTGAGCCGCCTGGAGTCCGTGCAGGTGGGCATCCAACAGCAGATCGAGCTGCTTTACGGCAACCATCTGGACGAGCTGGACGGGCACATCAGACGGGTGGCGGCGGACAGCTACGGCTATACCGCGTATGAGATTCAGAAGGGCTTGGGCTATGGCTGGGACATCACCGCGATGAGCCAGAAGAAGCTGGACACCCTGCTGGCCAAACCGTGGACAACGGACGGGCGCACCTTCAGTGACCGCTGCTGGCTGAACAAGGCGGAACTGGTCAGCACCGTGAACCGGGAACTGACCCAAGGGCTGCTGCGCGGGGACTCCGCCATGCAGATCAGCGGCCGCATCCAACAGAAGTTCGGCGTGGCCAAGAGCAAAGCCCAACGGCTGGTCAGGACGGAGACCACCTACTTCAACGGCGTGGCCACGCTGGAAAGCTACCGGGAGCTGGGCGTGGAACAGGTGGAGATTCTGGAAACGCTGGACGGAAAGACCTGCGAAATCTGCGGGCCGCTGGACGGCACCGTGCTGCCCCTGTCCCAGTGTGAGCCGGGGGTGACCATCCCGCCGTTCCATCCCCGCTGCCGGGGCACGACCTGCCCCCATTACGACGACATGGAGGGAGTACGGGCGGCGAGGGACGAGGATGGGAACTATTACGAGGTTCCCAGTGATATGAGTTATGAGCGGTGGAAAGAACAGCAGGACGCGGTTTATGGAGCGGGGACGGTTGACTTGCGGCGGAAAATCAATTATAATGCCAACACAGACCGAGAACAGTTTAAAGCCTACAAAGAACGGCTGGGCAAGAATGCGCCCGCAACGTTGGCCGAATATCGGAAAATCCGATATAGTGAAGACTGGAGTCTATTTAAAGCCTATGCGAAATCTATCCAGAGCGGCGAACTTTCCGCTTTGGCGGATTTTAAGTTATACAAGAATAAAAGCACAGAAATTGACCGTGTTCTGGTGGGTGTTACGACAAAAAATGGGTTGACAGTGACGGGTAAGTCTTATCACTACATTGCCCGAACCATTGGGTCTATATCTCAGCGAAGAAGCGGGGTTGACGTGCCAGAAGCACTTGATACGATTACAAACTCAGTAAAAATTGAGTCAGTCAGAACAGCTACAAACGGCAGAAGCCAGCGATTTGTTGGGGAAAACTCTGCTGTTACGATAAACCCCGATACCGGTATTCTCATTCAAGTAAACCCGATATAAATGAGAAAATTAAGGAAAGAGGGATAGAACAATGAATATCACAGACAAGCAAAAGGCAATGCTGGAAGAACACAACGTGGCTATTTCCGAAGAGATTCGAGATGTTTTGCTTGACCTCGATGCAAAAATCACAGAGATAGGCTTTGATGCCGATTATGAACTCAACGACATAGGATTGAAGCTCCAAAAGCTCTATGACCAGCTGTATGACCAAAATTAAGTGCGGAGGATGGCGGAACATGGAACGACTTTTGAAGACCATTCCCTGTGAGCGGGGAGAATTGTTTTATAGGGCTGCGGGAGACCGGCGGCTGCTGGCGCGGTGTGAGCCGCGCATTCAGATTTATGAGCACACCACGCAGGTGAACGCCATTGGCGGCTATGGAGTCAAGCGGATCCACGGCGCGTTGGTCATTTGCCCGGAGCCTGACCTGACCCGCCAAGTGGACGAGGCATTTTTCCAGACCGTCAGCGGGTTTGATTTGTCGGTGGACATCCAGCGCAAGGACGGGGTTTTTGAAAACTTCCAGTTTGATGACCTAAGCCCAGAGGAAATCGAACTGGGCGGCGACTGGACGTTCTCACTGAATGAGCGGCCGGAGATGCTGAAGCGGCTGCTG